GCTTTTATCCATTTTTGCCAGTTTTCACCAGTTGCCTGCATCACCAAAGGATGCCAACGGAACTCAAATAGGCGAAATCCAGCTTGGAAATGCCCCATGTGTAGTAAATCTACACCTTTTTTGTACTGTCTATATGCTGTCATGTTTCAGGCAAGTAATCGCCTTCTCCTTTATAAAAACAACGCTAAAATTCCATCCTCATCATCTTTTTCGGCAAGTCGTTTGGCTTCCATTACTCGCAATTGCTCTTGAATGAGATATTGCTGGTTTCTGTAAGCTACCGCTTGAAGGATATTATCCCGTTGTCGTTCAAGGTAGCTTATAGACCGCTGTAATTCTTCTGTTTCAGCTAACGGTATATCAGCTTTAACCTCTTGTTTGGATTGTACTTTAGGTTGCTTAACTTTTGCAACAGGGTCAATTAAATCTTTAAATGCTTGCTTGCGTGAAGCATTAGCATCTTTAGTGGCTTTTTCAAGTAAACGCTGCCGTTCAGCTATTTTTGCAGATAGCTTGCGGATTCGTTTTAATTCTTCAGGTGTCCAGCTTGCATCATCCCCACCAGTTAGGTTACTGGTAGGGGTTGGGGGAACATAGACTTGAAAGGCGTTGTTTTGAAACGCATTAGCCTGAAAAGCCGATGCAAACATTACTGGACTACTTCGGGTTCTTTAGGCACTTTTGGATCAGCTTGTTCTTTAATCTGCTTTACAAGTTCCCATGCACCAGTCTTAGTGGGAAGTTCACCTAGCGTTTGCAGAATGAAATTAACAGCGTTAATGTCAAGTTCTAGCTTAATCATGCTACTGCCTGTTCAAACGGTGTTAAGTCGTAGCCAGCGTAGTAGTCACCTTTAGCAATTTGTATGGCGAGGTGGTCTTTGTTCCGCTTAACGGTATCAGCCCAATCTTCATCAGTCATATCTTCAGGCTTACCAGCAGATAATAAATTAACGCTATCCATTGCTGCCGAATATGCTCTTGCTACTTCTTGTTCAGGGGTAAGTTCTAACATTTTATTTTCCTAATTGTTGTTTAAGGGAATCTACTTCTGCTTTAAGTTCTTGAATTGCTTTAACCAATACAGCAGTCATTCGGTCATAAGAAAAGCCTTCAATTTCACCTTCTGCACCGTATTGCACTAATTCTTTAATTCCAGCTTCATCAACCTCATCAGCAATAAATCCAAAATAGTCTTTAGTTTGGTCATCATTTTCACATTTAGATTTATAAACTACTGGTCTAAATTTATTGATGTCAATAGAAGGTAAATCTCTAACATCTTGTTTGTATTTAAGTGCTGAAGTTGCCCTTGAAATACCGCCATTGGATGCTACGCACACATTGGCAGAAACAGCTGGTGTATTGTCATCAACACTTTGCACATATAAAGCTGCAGAAGTATGATAAATTTTTGGATTTCCATCACCATCCGATAACACAATGTGGTTACTTGCTGTACGGATGTCTAGACCGCCTTGGTTGCCGTTAAAACCACCAAGAATAGTGTTGTCAGAACCTGTGGTCATTAAGTAACCACAGCCATTAGTTCCGTTAAATGAACCGACAAAAGTATTTTGCGTACCAGTACTGTTATATCCTGCTGTGTAGCCAATTAAAGTGCTACCTGTTCCCACATTAGAATATCCTGCTTGGTAGCCAACTATTGTTTGACCACCTTGTGCAACAATTCCAAAGCCAGCAAGCGAACCAATAATTACATTTTGTTGGCTGACTGCATTGTAAGCTGCTTGTCTACCAATATATGTGTTGTCTGCGTTAGTAGTATTACTATATCCAGCTTGGTAGCCTACTGCTGTGTTATTAGATGCGGTGGTGTTTTGTCCTAATGCACCAGCACCCAATACAGTATTGAATGAACCAGTAGTATTACTTCTAAGTGCTGAAAATACAGTTGCTTCGTCAGTACCACCAACAGCAATATTATATTGACCTGTTGTATTTGATGTTCCTGTTGTAGCACCAACAAAAGTATTATTACTTGCAGTTGTAGCAAAACCAGCATTCATACCAATCATAGTGTTGGCACTAGCGGTACTTCCTGTATATCCAGCTACACGACCTAAATAAGTATTTGCTGTACCAGTCGTATTACTATACCCAGCTTGATAACCTACTGCGGTGTTATTAGATGCTGTGGTGTTTGATAATAAAGCACTATTACCTAAAGCGGTATTTGAACCGCCAGTAGTATTAAAGCGTAAAGCATCACGACCTACAGCACTATTAGAAGCACCAGTTGTGTTTGTAAATAAAGCCAAAGTTCCAACAGCAACGCTGTCTGAGCCAGTTGTATTTGCGTTTAACGCTCTATCACCTACGGCAGTATTAGTTCCTATTGCAGAACCACCCTTACCAACAGTAAGACCTGATATAGAAGCATCAACAGGGGCAGAAATAGCACCTGTGTCGCTAACTGTTACTAATGAATTTTGAATTAGCTTGCCAGTTGTTGCGTCAAAGCGACTTATAGCGTTGTCTGTAGCAGAAGCAGGGCCTACAACATCTCCAGTTACGCCAGCACCCAACAGTTGTACTGGGGTTGTTGCGGCATTACCTACCCATAATTTCTTATCGGTAATGTTTACCGCAAGTTCACCCTGTTGTAATGTAGTCGGCACTACCGTAGTAGTAACGCTGTTTTTAGTCTTTAATATTGTTGGCATAATGATTCCTTAGAAAGTTCCACCGTCTATTGTTCCTGTGATTTTACTACCAGCAAGGCTGGTTATGAAAGCGGGATCAGCATAACTGCCCGATGTTACAACGACAGTAGAATCAATGGCAATTGTTCCTGAAGTCGTGATTGTGCCGCCAGTTAAACCTGTTCCAGCAGTAATTGAAGTAACAGTACCCGTAGTTGGGGTAGTCCAAGTGGGCGTATTGCCTGTACCTGCGGATGTTAGAACTTGACCGCTTGTGCCTTGCGAACCATCAAAGCTGGTTGTGCCTGTTACGCTTAAATTAACAAAACTACCATTTTGAGGAGTTGTTGCCCCTATTGTTGTGTTGTCAATAGTTCCAGCGTTGATGTCAGCCGTGTCAGCAATTAAGCTGTCAATGTTGGCTGTTCCATCAATGTACAAATCTCGCCATTCATGTCCAACACGGCCCAAATCGTAAGTATTATCAGTTGCGGGGTCAAAGTCGGAATTTATGCGCCCGACAAAATTAATTGTGTCGCTGTTGCTAGTGCCAAAAGTAGCGTTATTGTTTACAGTCAAACTTTGGGCGGTTAGGGCATTTACGCCTGTTACGCTGCCAGTATCATCAATAATTACTAGGCTGTTTTGCAGTAATTTGCCTGTTGTGGTGTCATATCTTGCTACTGCGTTATCCGTTGCACTTGCTGGCCCAACTACATCACCACCCAAAGATGGGCTAGTGTTGGTAATGGTGAAGTTAGGGTAAGTACCGCTAGTGCTTATGCCCGTTCCAGCCGTTAAAACTACGGTTTGGTCAGGTGCGGTGTTGTTAATGGTGAAATTGGGGTATGTACCTGTTACATCAATAGCCGTACCATCGGTCAAAGCTACTGTTTGGTCAGGGGCAGCGTTTGTTACTACGCCTGTGGCATTGTCATAGCTAATGCCTGTACCTGCGCTAATTGCTGCCCTAGCCCGTGCATCCGTGTAATAAAGGTTTGTACCTTCGGCAATGTTGGTAGTTGTTAATACGACTGCGCCCGTCTGTCCATTTACGCTAGTTACGGTTTCGGTGTTGTCCACCTTTTGCCAAATAGATCCATTAAATACTGCCCAATCGCCCACAAGCCAATCAGTAATGCCGTTAAGGTTAGTATTACCAGCAACGCTTACCACATAGTAATAACCTTTAGTACCAACAGAAGAAGTAAGGGTAGGGGTATTAGTGCTTGCATCCCATGTTCCTTGATAACTAAGTGCGCCCAAGACTGCGGCAGGGAGTTCAGAAACAGGTACTTTACCGCCTGCATCAAGGGTAGCTACACCGTTGGCTGCGCCTGCATCTTTAGTGGAAGCCGTGCCTAGACCCGTAATATCCGTGTTTGGAATGGTAGCCGATGCAGTTAATGGAGTTGTTCCTGCGCCCTTAACATAGCCAGTCAAAGTCGATGCACCTGTACCGCCATTGGAAACGCCAAGCGTACCCGTAATGTTAGAAGCTGGAATGGTTACACCGCTAATCGTACCGCCTGTAATGGCTACGGCATTGGCGTTTTGCTCTGCCATCGTACCCAAACCAGTAAGCGTATGGTCTGCGTTCCAATCTGACGGTTCTACGAGGGTGTCATCCCCTGCATCGGGAACGGTTGATACCTTTAAATGCTTGACTGTTATCGGCATTATTGAACCCCAGCGATTTTACCGTCAGGGCCACGAATTACCGTCTTAGGTCGGTTTTGATTCTCGTTTATGGTGTTGATTAAGTCAGATAAAGCCAATGTCATTTGTTGATTGCTCTGTCCAATCGCATCGGCAATAGGCTGCAATGGGTGTTTCATAGATTCAGCCATATCCATTTCTGTCATATAGGCTTGTTCACCGCTAGATTCATCTGAACCAATACGAGCAACTTCGATCTTTGCCCCGTTATTTATGTGGGCTAGTAAGACTTGGGTATTGCGCTCGGTGTTCATCTTCATCTGAGCGACCTTCATCTCCATCTCACGATCCATCATATTGCGCTGTTCTTCAAGCTGGAATTTAAGCTGGTTTTCTTGGGCTTGATACTCTTGTTTAGCCTTCTCCAGTTCCATCTGCATCTGCATTTTTTGCTGTTCCATCTGCATTTCCATCTGCATTTCAGCCTGTTTAGACTGTGCTTGGGCTTGCATCTTGGCTTGTTCCATTTGCATTTGCATCTGCATCTTCTGTTCTTCAGGGCTTGGCGGCTTGGGTTGGCCTTCTTGCGCCTGTGCTTGCTGACGGAACTTATCTGCTGTTTCGTCAATCAGTCCTTCTAAGCCTTTACCAGCCTTAAACGCTGTTACGCCAAACTTCAGCATTTCCATAAGTAGTGGGGTAAGTTCAGGAACGCCCTGTGCGACTGGTAATGCGGTTTGAATAAACTGACTAACTGCGGTTAGAAACTCTACCCGATCCTGCTTTTCCTGTTGCTCATCCTGATAAATCATGGAATCCGTAGTTACTTCAATACGGAAGTTTTTAGCAGGTTCGTCTTTCAGTAATGCAAGGGCTTGCGGGATAAATTGTTGATCTTGCACGGATAATTGCATTGCACCGCTAATCTTAACGATGGTGTCATCGGTAAAGTGCTGGCAAATAATCTGTGCTTTGATCTGTAACAGGGCAGTAGCAAAGTTCACTACATCGTGCTGCATTGTCTTTAAACGCCCTGAAGCGTTGTTCGACTTAATAATCTGTGCGCCAAGGGTTTCATTAGGATCGGTCTGACCACGCTGAATATCAGCAATGCCCATGATCTCGTAGATTTGACCCTTAACTTGATCCATAGCCTGATAAGCCATCTGCAAGCCTTCAGCGATTGGGCGAATGTCTACAAGGTTAATTGCGCCCTGTAAGCCACCTTTTTCGCTAAATGCACCGTAGTTCTTAACGGGTAACAATGCGTTGTTCTCGCCTTCGGTAAACAAACGGGCAAGACTTGGCTCGGCTGCATCGTAAACGCCACGCACTTTAAGGGCTTGAATGAAGCCATCAATACGATCTGCCAGCGTATCTAACTGACGGGCTTGGTCTTGGTATAGAACAAAATCAGGTACAGGGATTAAGCTATCTGTTGTAAGGGTAGAGAACATAGGTTTTGGGCAGGGCCAAAAGTTCTCAAGCTGCAACGGATCGTCACGGGTATCAAGAACTTTGCCCATCGACTTGGATAGCCAAATTACTTGACCTGTAGTTTTATCCCAAATTTCATAAATCAGGGCTTCCCGTGCCATTTCACCCATCTTTTCATTAAATGCTTTAGATGTTTCAGGCTTGGTATCAAGTGGAATTTTACCGCCTAGTTCTTTGCCAAAGCGTTCTACAAGGGCGGCCCGTTCCATATAGACTTTGCGCCATACTGCGGTTACTTCTTCCCATGTACGGGCAACGGTAAGTCCAAAGTCACGCCAATACACATAATCGACTGGAGCGCACTCATACTCAATGCGTTCCTCATTCTCACGGTAAATGCCGCCTTCGGTTTCTGCTTCGTCTGTATCTTCGGTAACTTGGAAACCATCGTCAGGTGCGCCATCGCCCATTCCAGCAGCTTGACCAACAATATGCGGCTCGTAACGAACCCATGCCGTACCACGCCCACCAAGTAAACGGTCTTGAACCGCTTGCTTCATTGCGCTGGCATAGTCTTGATAATGCTCAATTTCGTACTCTAATGCCCGTTCTAGCATCATTGACGCTACACGACCAATAGGGTCGTTATCACGGAATCTACGGCTTACATCAGGTCTTGGCAGTCTTGCAAATACGGCTGGGGTAATGGTTTGAACATTGCTCCATAGGATATTGAACTTAGCATTTGGGTTGTTTCGGCTACGGGATTCGTCGCGATATCGCTTAACGATCTTATCGGCACGACCTTCCCATTCCTTAAATGTACGCTCGTACTGGGCGATGCAGTTATACCAATCTTCGTAAGTGTGTTCCATGCTTATATCCTAGTATTCGTGATCTTGGGGGTAGATTTCCACATTTCGTTCAGGGTCACATCCGTTTGCCCGACATGAAGTCCTTTAACTCTTGAATCATTGAGGATAGGGCTGTCCTCGTCTTTCCATACAATGCTGAGATAGCGGAACGCATCTGCTGAGTGGCTAGTCCAATCGTGTTTTGGGCGATCCCGAAATACTTTTTTATCATCATCCCATTCTCGCTGATATTGACGCAAACATTCGATTCCTTCTTCACATCTATTATCAAACCAACAGCGAGTTAATGCAAGTCGTGTTGCTTGTATTCCGTCTTGTAATGACAGATTTGGTACGATTTTTAGATGTTTTATGTCAATTTTTGCAGCAATTTGCTCAATTATGCTCTTACCACCGCTTGCTAGTGTTTTTGCTCTAGCATCATGCGGCAGGTAATGATAGCCATATTTGTACCCAAATTCGTCTGCTTTTTGGTCTAACAGCATGGTGTAAAACGGTATAGCTTGACCGTTACTAGAGTGATGATCGAGTACCCGTATCTCTCCATAAACCACCTGAAACCACCAAATACTCGTTGAATCGTTAAAACCCAAATCGAAAGCCGTATGGCAGGGAAACATCGGGTCATAGTCTACGGTAGTAATACGCTCAAGATCGGTGATTCTACGCATTTCCTGACCATAGAACGCACCAAGAATGGCTGCTTCAAAGCTACACAGGAACTCTTGTTCGTATTGGTTGTCTGACATAGTAGCCTGTGCATCCAGTAATTCAGCTTCAGGCAGTAGTCCTGACTGGTCGGCTCTTAGGGTCTTAACATACCAATTCGGGTTCTTTTGGGCTTCGTTGTATATGTCATAGAACGCATTATGGCCTTTAGGCGTACCAATAAAGGTAGCCCAGCCTTGGCGATCTGTAAGTAATGGGCGCACAATCTCACCCCAAAGCCTAGGTTTCATATCGGCATACTCATCTAACACTACGCCATCAAGGTACAGTCCACGCAGGGCATCAGGATTGTCAGCACCAAATAGTCTGATCTTAGCCCCATTGACCAGTTCTACCCATAACTCAGATTGATTGGCTTTAACTATGGATGGCTCTGCAAACCTAAGTAAGTAATCCCAAGCAATATTCTTGGCTTGTGCGTAGAAAGGGGCAATGTAAGCGTACCTAGCGTTTTCTTTCTTTTCCATGACTGCCCTACGGATAATGTCCGCAATGGTCGCTACGGTCTTTCCTGCCCTTCTGTGACAGACTAGAACAGCCCAGCGTTGTTCACGCTTGTGAAAGTCTAAGAACGCTTCCCGTGCCTTGTAAGGATAGCGGTATTGGTGCTTAACTTCTTTCAATCTAAGAAGCTATGTTCGTGAATATGTTTGACTGGTTCATCTTCTACGCCTACTACCTCAGTACGGGCTAGTTTAGGTACATGGAACTCAGCTACCTGCATTAAGCAATCAAACGCTACTTTAGGGCCATGTTTATCATTAGTGGCAATAGCATCTAGCCACTCTTGTAGTTTGTCTGCATTGTTATCAACAAAAGCAGCAAAAGCTAGTCGGGCAGCCCCCGTAGCTTTGTTAGGTGTACCAGCTTGTCTGCCCCCAGTTTTGGGCGATCCTTTTGGCTTACCTTTTCTTTTTGTAGGATTTTCTACTTTAGAAATCATACCTTATCCAAGTGGTTGATTAAGATAAGTTAATTGTAGCTTTATTTTTGCTTTTTAGCTAATGCTTCCTTAATGACTTCTTTACGGTCTTTAGGCTTGTCTTTTTCTTTAAATCCAGCATTCACTTGGTCTACATATTGCTGCAACCATGAGTTGTCAGGTTTATTGGCTTCCTTCATATATGTCCTTATCTATTTTGTTTAGCTTGAACTGCTCATCTAATGCTTGCTTTAGTCTTTTCTGTAGTTCAGCAGGATCATTCTTGGGCAGATTTTCTAGCGAACTAATGCGCTGGTTTCCACGCCCAAAGGAGTTATCTACGATACCGATACGCACATTGGGGTTGTCAGCATACGCAGCTTGTAGCTGTTCCATCACATCACGGCTACCAGTATGGGTGCGTAAATGCTCTTTTAGCGGTACTGTGCGACCTGATCCGAACTCACCCTTCATACGCATGGCACGGGTAAGTGATCCTTCTACCAATGATTCTACAGGGTCACGGTAGGTATAAATTAAGTCTACTTTGCGCCCAGCTTTAAGGGCTTGGTCAATTTTTTGCTGTGCGGATTCCAATTTGTTCATATTGGTGTCGTATATCAGTTCAGCATTTTTAGCTATGTCAGGGTACATCTTTAAAGATGAAGTCTTACCTGCACCTGTACCACCACCAGTAAACATGATGCTAGAACCTTCGGGTGCTGGCTGGGCTAGTTTTTCAGCATAAAGTCTTTTGACAAACGCACTAGCAGGTTCATGCACATTTGCCGACAATGTACGGTTTTTTACATAATCAGGGCTAAGTTCACGGGCCACATCAGTATTTAGTACTTTGCCGCCTTCTGCGTCTTTTAGCTTGGAATAATCAGTAACCAGCGTTTGATAGTCTTTATCTAATCTGTTTTGGAAACGTTGACCAATGTCATCTAACTGAATTGCTGGCTGCGCTGCTTTAGCCGTTCTCAAGGTCTTAGCCGCCAATACTGCGGTTGGCAATGCCATAGCAGCTATACCTACGGGTTCGCCTTGACCGTAACCTTGCATATATGACATTTGGTTAGGATCAAGTACGCTGGTATCGGTAGGCGATAGTCCAGTAGCACCTGCGGCAAAGCCTGTTTCCCTCGGCATAGGGTTTCTACCAGTAATTAACTGAGTAAATGCTTGCGGATTGGTTACAAAACGCTGTGCTTCGGTTGGCAGGTTTACAAGCCTGTCAGCACCTTGGCGCAACATATCTGCCAGCGTAGCCATTACTTAACCTCTTTATCCAAGTCTTTAAGTTTATTGGAAATAGCGGCCCTGCGCTCTAAACGCAAACGCTGGTTCTTTTCAAGCGTAGATTCATGTTCAGGGCGCAGCATTGCATCTTCTTTTTTGTACTTACGGCTCATTGGGGTGGGTGGGATCATCTTAGCCATTACATATCCTTCATCTTAGAAGCGATCATTTCTCTGCGTGTAGGCTTGGCAGTCTTAGCAGCATCTTTAAAGTCTTGTGCGCTAGGTCTACCTTCTGCACCCTTTTTAGCCATCTTTTCGCCCGATCCAGCGGCTATCCTAGCCCTTTTTCGGTGAATATTTGCGTATAGTCCGTCACCCATATCAACAACTCCATCGTTTGCGGGCAGCTTTGCCCCTTTCGCCAGTCCAACCTGCTGACCTTGCACAGAAACTATCGTGCCTTGGGCCACTAGATTGGGGTGCTTGTAAATTACTGTTGTTTTTGGCGTTATAGGCTTTGCGCCCTGCTGCTGTCATACCTGCGCCTTCTTCTACTGATTGGTAATGACGCCCTTTGCCTTTAGTTGTCTTGGCAATAGGCTTATCGTGCTTTTCTACTGCGGCACGAATGTCATCCCTTCTACTCATGCTTTTTCTTCAATGTACTTAGCGTAGGCATCTTCCAGCTTGGCTTTGCGATCACCTTTGGCGTTCTCACGCTCAACGCTAAGTGCAATGGCTACGGCTTGTTTCTTCGGCTTGCCAGCTTTAATCTCGGTCTTGATGTTCTTACCGACTGCTTCTGCGCTACCTGACTTTACGAGTGGCATAAATATCCTTATTTCAAAAACTTAAGTTTATAAGCGG